TATCCAGCCCCACTAAGTGACCCCTCAATGCGGCTTTCTGTACAGCGACACGTAACTTGTCAATCGCTGGTGTATTTTTTAGAAACTCTCGCTTGAGTCTCTCACCCTCTTTAGCACCCTTTCCAACAATCTTACCAATTTTCTCTGACCCTGCTCCATAAAGCCAGCCATAGATAAAGGTCTTAGCCATGTTGCGGGTAGGAAGCCCAGCGGCTTGTTGATTGGCTGTATGGATATCTCCATTGACAACAATGTTAGCGTATTCGCCACCATCGTAAGCAGAAACAAAGTGACCCAAGCAACGCAACTCAAGACCAGAAACGTCAGCCCCACAAACAACCCAATCAGTAGGAGCGTGAAATAAAGAACGACACTCTTGACCGTAAGGAGCGGTGACTGAGGGAATCTGAGCCGTGTTAGGATTTTTGTGAGTGCATCTTGAAGTGACCGCACCCATGTGATTAACATTTCCATGTATTACTCCATTCTTAGAAAGTTTCATCCAAGCCTGTTTACCCTCTGCAAGCTGACCAATTCGTTTCTCAATCATAAGATACTCATTGAGCAACTCAGCTTCTGGATATTTCAGACTACTGAGAACCTTCTCGTCCACTTTAGCTTGTCCTGTATCAGTAAATACTTTTGGCTTCCAATCGTATTTCTCAATCAGCATACGGGCGATATGTTCTCTACTACTAGGATTAAACTCAATAACAGACTTCTTAATAACAGGAACGCCCTTCTCGTAGCCCAGCTTACTGTTGTTCACCTTTGGAATAAACTCCTCTTCGTGAACCCACGGTGGCTGTCTCTCAGCTAATTCGTTCTGTATCTCAGTCCTACGTCCATTAAGTTTTGAGAATAGTTTCTCAGCTTCACGTTCATCAAACGGAAAGCCATCCCACTCTTGCCAAAGAAGTAACTGATGTATTTCGTGTTCAAGATTAAGAGCATCTTCTGAGTAGTTCATACCCATGATGTTTTCATACAGTTTCTTGTTAACAACTACATCCTGTCGGCAATATTGTAACATCTCGTCAGTAAAGACTGACCAATCGTTATGTTTGCCAAAGTCTCCTTTGTACTCTCCGATACGGTGACCCCACGCTTCAAGACTGTGTGAACCAATCAGTTTAGCTGGTAGCTTACCACTACGGAATAGTTTAAAATCCCTGTCTCTACGGTCAGGCCAGATTGTTCTGGTCATAACCAGTGTGTCATGTGTTAACACTGTTAACATTTTGCCAAACACAATTTCAAGGGCAGGGATATCAAAGCCCATAATATTGTGACCGACAAGCATCTCTGCTTTTTGTAAGAACTCCCAACCAGCACGACATTCATCGCCTGACCAGATGTATTCTTCATCAGTCTCAATATCACGAGCAACGATACAGTGGACTTTTGATACTGTGTCCAGCAACCCATCAGTTTCGATATCAAATATCAGTTTCATACTCGTCCTCTCTCTGGAGTAACCTATGTGTCCACTACTTTAGAACACAATATAAGTCTTTAGATAACTCAGCAAACGCTTTTGCCAAGGCTTCTATATGCTTTCTATCGTCTGGGTGTTTAATCTCATTATCCACACAAACTGACTCCATAAGGTCATCAAACATATCGTCATAGGTTATGCTGACAGTCTGACCCTCATCATCATCTCCGATATAAAGCGTAAGGCCGACACCAGTTTCATCAAGAAAAGCATCAACCTCTACTTTGATTTCTAACATTGCCATCAGAACTCATCCTTGTTGTTGAGTGGTTGGAATGAAACTTCACCATCAGCTTCAAGGTCATCAGGCATGGCTATCTCATTCATACGACCAGTATGTTTGTCGTACTCAAGAAGACAGGCAACCCCTGTTTCTCCCGTCCAACGGTTCTTTAACACTCTAACCACGGTTAGATTAGACATCTCTGGGTCTTGTTGATTTCTCTCGCAACCCAATACGATGTCAGACAGTTGACCGATACCAGCAGAACCACGTAGCTGAGACAATGTAGTACGCTGTCCCTCTTCGTGACCCTTGTTGCCATCAGGTCTGCGTAGGTGGCTCACCAAGATGATACCCACCTTCAACTCTTCAACCAAAGCCCTTAGTTTAGTCATTGTGTTATCAATCAGGCGGCGTTCATCCCCCTCACCAATACCACTAACAACGATTGAGATATGGTCTAATACTATAAACCCACACTCACAACCTTTGGCTAGGTATCTGATTTTAGATAAGAGGTTTTCGCTGTCTGTACTGCCCCAATGGTCATACAGGTAAACTCTACCAGTACCCATCGTAGCATCAAAAGCCTCTTTTAATTCAGCCTTGGTTACATCGCTGTCACCAAAGTGCAATGGTTTGTTTAAGGCTATAGACATAAGACCCAATGAGGTACGTTTTACAGATTCCTCAAGTGCAATGTAGCCTATTGTCTCGCCTTGTTGTAACAAGTAGTGGGCAAACTCACGGCATAATTGGCTTTTACCTATGCCGCTACCCGCTGTCACAGTTACGATTTCACCCCTGCGAATACCCATAGTCTTGGCGTTCATTCCTTTGTAGGGGTACTCGTAAGACTGAGTATTGTCAGTGCTTGTTACAACGTCCCACAACTCTTGACCATTTACGATACCGTCAGGGCGGAAGTCCTTGGCCTCAAAGGTCAGGTCAACCAGTTCCTTGGAACGGCCTTTCTGTATCATTTCGTTGGGGTCTTTACAGTCAGTCAGGGTTGCAATCTTACACTTGTTCGGTGGGAACAGTGCGGCACATTCCTGACTAGCCTTGCGTCCAGCATCATCGTTGTCAAATAATAGAACAACAGAGTCATATCCGCACAGCCATTCCAGATTCTTTTGGATATCCTTCTTAGCTCCTTGTGCGCCATGAGCGACAGATACTACAGGCCACTTATTATTAAGTGCTTGGGACATAGAGAGTGCATCCACCTCGCCCTCGCATATAATAATACGCTTGCCTTTGTCACGCCAAAGCCATTGACCATACAGGCTCACGTTCTTGGTATCACCAATGAACATGAAGTCCTTATTTGGAAACCTAAGTTTCTGGGCAATAACTGTACCATGTGCATCTTTATAATTAGCAATCTGCACAGGCTTGTCATTGAACCTACCCGTCTGGTAGTCCCACTTCTTGACGGTGACCTGATTAATACACCGTTTATCAAGACTCTTAGTTTCACCCTCAATCAACTCGTGTTTCACTTTTGGTTCACTCCTTTCCACGGGTTCATCTACATCATTCTCAAAGTAGCCACACACAAAACAGTAGCCATGCCCGTCATCATACAGCGCAAAGCCATCGGATGACGGACAGGCTGGGCATGGTGTGTGAGTTACGAAATCGCTTGATTTGCTGTCCACCATTCCCTCACATTAAAAGTTGGGCAAGCCTTGCTTGAGAACTCATTGTGACCGACAATTTCTGCATCGGGGTATGGAATTTTTAATTCCCACATGAGTTGAGACAAGGAGTCCCATTGTTTATCAGTAAAGTTTGTATCAGGTTTCCCATCGTTGTCAATACCGCCAACGAGACAAACACCGACACTGTTGTGATTGTAGCCTTTGCAATGTGCGCCGACTTCATCAAGCTCCCTACCAGTTTCTAAAGTTCCATCACGTTTGATGACATAGTGATATCCAATCTTTCGCCAGCCTCGCTGACGATGCCATTTATCAATCTCTTTGGCATCAATATCCATGTCTGGCTTTGTAGCCGCACAGTGGATGATGATGTAGTCTGTTTCTTCTCTAGCCATTATAGCCACTCCTTTGGTACAGTTCCTTCTGCATACAGAAAGCCATGTTTGTTGCACCATTCGGCGCAAGTTAATTTGCTTCCTTGAACCCGCCCATTCATACGCTGAAACACAAACCTGATATCTAGTTCTGGTTTCTGTTGTTTTAACAGCTTATGCTTACGCTGGTCAGCAGATTTGAAGTAACCCTTGGCTTCGATGTAGACACCAGAAGGTAACTTGAAGTCTGGTAAGTAGTTACGCTCTACGATATAGGACAACTTATCCTCTTCATAAGCGTAAGCTACCCCCAGACTATCCAAGTGTTCGGCAACAGTCTGTTCAAACTTACTCCTAAAAGTCCTCTTCGTTTTCTTCCGAGGAGAAGAACTCTTCTGAGCCATCGTTTGCACCTTCGCTGTTGTCGTTATTGTTTTCGTGCTTGTAGCCACCGTCAACCGCCTCAAACGATACATCGCTTGATTCTGGATTGTATTCGATAAGCTCCACAATTTGAAGCCCACGAAAGGCTAACCGCAGTCCAGCACCAAGAGCAGGGGTATACCAGTACTCAGGCTGTACAGCGACACGAACCTTTGACCCGTTACCAATACGTACTTCGTTGGTAATAGGCGTACCTTCAGCATCAAAGACTGCAATCTTACGATGCCAAGGGCCATTCTTAGTTTTGGTGA